GATCGTGAGTTATAACGACATCAACATCCTGAAGATTTTTAATAACAGCCTCTTTTAATTTTTTGACATCTTCTTTGAAAGTTTCATCAACAGCTTCTCCTATATAATTACTTGAAGGAACAACTGGAATGTATCTAAGAGTTACTTCTTTGAAAGCAAAAACATCTTCAGCACGAAAACCTTCTTTAACAATTACAACTGGTTCATAGCCGTTGGCCACAAGCATTCTAACTTGTTCGGCGACAACGATGCATAAGGAATATGTAGTATCGAAATTCGTAAAAGTAGTTAAAATCGCTACCCGCTTAGACATATAATTATTCTTTTAAATTTTCAAAGAGGTACGAGGTAGAAGAATCGAACTTCTACTTGCTTGTATACAGCCCAACCTATTGTTAATATTCGGTTACTCGTACCTTAATTTAACCTTTCGTGTATTATATAACTAACAACATATAAAATCAACTGTCAATTTCTTATATATCCTACTGTTGTCGTACCCGACAAAGTAAGAATGATTGTTTCTTTATTTAGCCAGATTCTTTCCTTTTCATTGGGGTCAAGCCTATACTTACCCCTTTTATCGGTAGATAGATAACATTCAATATTTCCCTGATTCTTTAAAGTTATATACATTCCACCATATTCGCCCCAAAAAAGCTTTTGTGGAGTTGTGCTTACTTCGATCTGTGAGATGGTCAGATCAATTGAAGATTCCCTTATGAACTCGGTTAAGTAACTTTTGAAGTCTCCCAAAAACTCAAAATAGACTTTCCTTAATATTGTCTTTTTTGGGAAAGTTCCCCCGTCACCCAACCCTTCATATAAATCGTCTGTCATACAACTGGAATTAAAAAGCACCGGCAACGTTGATGGGCAGGAGCATGAGTATGTCCAGATGGAAATTCTTCCCCTAGACCAATTTTACCAGCAGCCTCATTACTAAGACAAATATTACAAGTTCTTTCATCTTCTGAAGTTACCCATTTTACTTTCTTTATGCCAGACAACTTATAAACTTCGACTTCGGCAGCGTTCATGTTAAACATAATTTCAGTTTCAGTAATCATCTCAGCTCTCCATTCAGAAACATCATTCGCCTTTTCTCTCAAGGTTTTAACTATTTCTGTACTAGAAAGGCCGCTAGCGGTTCCCGACTGGATTGTTTTGGCAACCCACTCCATTCCCGTTCTATCTAAAGTTTCCATCAAAAAAGAAAACCTCTCTTCGGCTTTACTTGTCAATGTTTTATCTGAGAGAAGTTTTTTCTTTTTATCCAGTTTATCTAAAGCAGCTCCTTCTCCAACAGCCAAAGCAAAAAGAAGAAATAGCATGATCTTTTCTTTGCCGCCATCGAAGGACTCTTCGAAAGGAAGCCAGTCCTCCTCAAATACATATTCCTGCTTATGGAGAATCTTATCAAGTTGTGCTGTATGGAGAATCTGTTTTTCTATGGCAATCTTTGCGTTTTTCTTGAAAAGCTTGGTGACAGGCTTTTTCCATGCATTAAATAAGGCAATGTTTGTGCCTGATGTATAAAAAAACTTCTCTAGAAGCTTTTTAATTGAGACTAGTTCCTTGGTCGAGAGACTTTTCAGGTCTTCCATCCTTGGAAATGATATCGTCGATTCCATCATACAGACTAAGTAAGGCGTTATTAGTCAAATGCTTTTTTTCTATAAAGGGTCTGAATACCCCCCGTATTTCCTCTTTATCTTTTACCTTTGTGAGCTCGCTCTTTATAAGATCGCAGGTTCTTTTATCTATAATATCTGTTTCAAAATCTCTTATCGGCTTTTTGTTCTTAAAATCATTCAAGGCTACTTTTTTCCATTTTCTAATCTCCTGAATATAATCACCCTGCGAAGCTCTGGCTTGGGAAGGAATCGGTAATCTATTTGTGTCAGATGGTTTCATTTGAGTAGGAGGTTTATAAGGTGCAATCGGCTGTTGTCCTGCCGCACTTTGAGCAGCTAAGTCTTTTAAGAACATAGGCCCAACTGGAGTCATAATAAACGGATCTTTGATACCTATCGGCTTTAATCCTTCGCCCAATCTCCACTCATCAACGGCCATCAAGCCTGCGTTAATAAGAGAAGTAACAACTTTGGCCTCATCAACTTTATTGGTAGGATCGATATTTGTCCAAGTAAATTGAAGTTCTGGATGTCCTAAATCATCCTGAACCATCCTGTCCATTATCTCTTTCAAGAAAAGTGCTGTCGGGAAAAGTCCTCTTTCACGTCCAGCCTCCCATAAGCTTTGAGCACTTGAACGGTTAACATCAAAGTTAAATCCAATAGCGGAGGGATGTAAGCCAAAAGCTGAACAAGTTGTCTGAAGTAGCCACTTCTCAAACCTCTCAAATGTCATATCTGCCGTTTGTCGAGCTGGCTGATATTTCATCCCCTCTGGTAAGAATTTAAGTTTTCTCTGGAATCTGGGGTCGCCCGAAAGCATGGCATCCCAAGCTTCCTGCCATTCTTTTAGCTGGTCACGAGAACTGGCGATATCTCTTGGTAAGGTAACAAACCCTTCAGGAATATTTCCCTCAGTCAAAAAGCCAAGACTATATGCCTGAAGCTTTAGTGCGGTAGTTACAGTTATAATTAAGCTTTCAAGAGGAGCTAAACCGTAAGCACTATGAGTTCGTGGATTCATCATTGCATATATAAGATCTTCTGTGGTCAACTCTGCGACTTCCTGACCATTTATCTTCTGAATGTATGCTATCGCAGGAGGTTCTGGAGTAGTACCATCATTTTCAAGTTTTAATACAATAGTTGCTCCATCAACAGGAAGATACCCAATTATATCTCCACGCCTATTTTTCTTTCTGTAAATGGCGACTGCATCTATAACTAATAAGTCTTCTAAAATCTGCTTTATCCAGTTAGTAAATGAAGAATCCTTTTTCCCCGTAGGATATTTGAAAAGCTGCTTCAGTTTTTTGGAGTTTTCTATATTTTTCTTATCCTGAACTGTTTCATCCGTTATCTCCACTGGTGTAATTGCCCAATCAAGATGAGTTATTTGAGTCTTTCTATATTCAACACATGCACGAGCGATAGGATAAAAATCTGCAAATTCCCTTAATGTTTTATTACCAACTCCAAGAGAGAAAGGTTTTTCGTTAGTTGTTCTTTGAAGTCCGTAGCTTGAAGGGCTAAAACGCATTATATCTACGGCATTAGCTTTGCTAACTTCTTCTTTTACTTTTTCGTCAACAATCTTTTTAATTGTAGAACCACCAACTCTAGTTATAATTCTGTCAAGCAGGTTAGCCATATTATCCCAAAGTTACTCCTTTTTGTCGTACAAGATTTGCCCATCCAGCAATTGAATTTGGTCCTAAGCTGGAATCATTTGGTTCTTTGTACGAATCGAGAAGGGCTTGCCCTAATGTGCCTCTTTGTACCGCAATCTGATTGTAGTTAGCTGCGTGTAAAAAGTGATCTGGCCCTCTTTCCATCCACCTCGCCTCTTCCCTTCCATTCCTTAAATTCATTACCGTCTGTCTGGTCATCGCCGTCATCTGTTCGTAAAAGTTTTTGATGTACTTGGCGTTGGATGGCAATTCGATCAACTCATTCTGTATGTCACTTACAAGATAGTCTAAAGAAATCGTCCTGTCAATATATACTTCCGATTTGAAGTCATCGAAAAGGAAATAATTTTGGACATCAAATTTTCTAGTCGGATAGTAAGCAGCAAAAACCTTACCATAAAATTTCTCAATCATTTCTTTAACCTGTTTAGTTTCAGGCTTTGCATCAATAACCAGAACTTGAATCTGGAATCTTCTCATCAGTGACTCTATTGAATCCATTGGCCCAAAAAACTCACTGACCGTACCAATCCAGACGTATCTTAATTTATCTCCAATCTTTTTACTTATAATCATATGGTGTCTATCTTCTCCCACGTCAACACCAGCAAAACAACCAGTTACATAATTCGGGGCTTCGTAGTTCTGAGTGCAGTTACCCAACTCCGACAACAAAAGAGTTTTTCCTTCAGCCTCATAGGGGAGGCCCAAAACTTGGTTATAAAATTGCTGTATTCCAGAAAATCCAGTTTCCTGAGATTTTTCGTAGGATTCTATTAACTCCTTAACTGTTCTTCTGGGATTATGTACTCCACTTATTTTATATCCGTGAATATTGCTTTTAGGATTTTGAGCAACCCATCTTCCTATCTTCAATCTATTTATAGGTTTCTTACATTGTTTGCAAACAGTTTTCTTTCTTTTGAAGTCAATGTTAAAAAAGAAGTCAAGTTCTTGTTCCAGCTTACAATGTTTGCAGGTAAGCATCCAAACCCTCTGGTCGCTTTTTAGATAAGATTCATTGACTCCCTTTCCTGGATAAGTCGGAGTTGAAGCTTCTCTCCTCCAGCGTAGAGTTGAATGAAGAGTTCTTTTATCTATATAAGGGACATGTTCTTGAATAAAACGATCTCTCTCATCAAGATAAACAACATCTGCATCTACTGAGATAATCTGTTGCTGATTTTGGCTTCCACGAAGATACAGAAAATTATCCCTTATTTGTTTCAAACCGACCTTTTGTATTTTCTTTCCAGCCTCAACATTCTTTTCACTTTTTTCGTCTTTTGATAGAACACCAGTAATTCTGGAAAGGTAGTCCGAAAAATTAAAGACAGGCTCCAATCGGGCTTGAGCAAAATCAGAAAGCTGAGAAGAAGTAGGAAATACATACATGGAATTTTTACGAAGTCTATCACAAACCCAAACAGCTTCGGAGATTAATCTTTCAGACAACCCCCCTTGAGCACATTTCTGAAAGACCAAGTTCGGGTGCTGATCTTTATAAATATCGACTAGATATTTATGCTCTTCAAAGTCCAAAAATTCTCCTCTGGAATTGACCCACACGCTTCTGACCCAAGTGAAGTAACTATCCAGCTCCTCACTCGTCAGCTTCTCCTTTGCTTTCGACAATAACGCCTTTTCCAGTTCTTCTAACTCTTTCTCTCCTAATGTCGGCAATGTATCTGAGAAGACCTTCGAAATCTTGTCCATTTACTAATTGATCAAATCTTGTCTTGGGTAAATTCAAATTTACCTGAGTAAGACTCTTTGCACCCCCCTTCCCACCAACTCTTAGAGCAGCTCTTTCCTGTTCCATTCCAGTCAGGATAAGCTTTCTTGCATCATCAACCGCTTTTATTTCAAGACCTCCCAAAGCCTTTTCCCCTTTTTCTTGCATCTTTTGAGATAACTTGGCTTGTCTTTCAAGGGCAACTTTTATTTCCTGAGTCTTATCATCAATTAAATCTCTAGCAGCCCTTTCTGTAGCAAGTGTAATTATTTGCTGTTTTTCTTTCGACCAGCCACGCATCTTGGCACTTGCATACGGATTTTTCTTTCTTGGAGCCATTCCTTTGTATCGCCTAAATTCATCAACGGTTGACCAAGGCCCTTGAAGAAATTCTAATTTGAGAGCCTTCCAGTTATACGTTGGATGGCTTCTCTGAGGCATCGTCAGCTTTTCCAGAGGATATCTCACTTTGTTTCTTTCCATCTTCCCTTTCCTTTTCTAGATTATTATATACTTTTTGGAAAAGTTCGTCCCATTTTTGAGCTATCCCCTGCCAAGAATATTGCTGCACCCACTTGTAAGCTCTTTCAACTATCGGTTTAGTCTTCTCTTGATTATCATAAGCCCAAATCATTTTCTTAACAGCATCCTCAACATTTGTTAATGGTCTGATTCTCTCATAATCAGTTGATCCTATTGTCTGCCAGTCGGAAAGTCCCACGCCAGATTTTATTGGAATTCCTCTAATTTCTGATTTCTCGATATCCTCTAAATTATCATAATCGTTCCCGACAGTATTAAATATTTCTGGAATTGAAGTAATGTTCGGAGCGATATTTAAAGTCTTGGTCATAAATGATTCTGAAATCGGTAGCCCCCAACCTTCTCCAGTTGTAGCTGAAAGCTGTACATCCATAATATTATAAATCCTATTTAAGGCATCAATCGGATAACCTATGTTTTCATTGAAGTTTCCTGGGAATATCCAATCTTTGCCAAGTTCAAGGTTAAAGTTTCTGGCATATTCACCCAAAGAACCACCAACATCGTTCTCTCTAGCGTGAATATAAAGCAGAGAATCAGGTCTTCTTTTCTGGAATTCCTTGAAGATCCTCATAACTCTAGGTAAATCTTTTCTGACTTGGTTTCTAGCAACTATTCCAACAATATAAAGATTTTCAATCGGAGTTTTTACCTTCTTAAAGAAGGATTTCTTAAACTCCATTTTCTCTTGCTCTGAAATTGGGTGAAAGTTTACAGTATCTGTTCCATGATAGATGACATCCAAGTTGAGATTAAATGGCTTCTGGAGTTTTTGATTAACTCTCTCGATTTCTTTCTTACCATATTCAGTATAAGCTATCGAGTAATCCGCAAGACCAATTGCATGTTCCACCCAATTTTCCTTAATAGGAGCATCAACTGGCCAATAGCTTACCGTAGAAAACCAATGTTCTGCTTGAAGTTGTTTTCTATAAAGAGCCTGTAAATCTTTAACCGCATCCATCATTCCTACCTCTGGAGTAAGAGTTGGTTCTTCAAAGATAAAGGGATCATTCAAAGTAAAAACTATATCATAGGCAGGTTTAAGATGAGGGTCAGCTCCTCTTAAGATATTTATGAATCTAACTCTGCCGTAGAAGTCTCCTTGAATTCCAGGTATCATCGCTGGCAAGATTCGATAAGGATATTTAACTGGATCGGGATCGAGAAAACCTAAGTCGTTAACTCCGAAAATGTCAATTATATACCGACCAGTCTTAGCGAGGTTATTAAAGATGCCATTAGCTACGACACCAAAGCCCGTCGAAACACGGGGAGAATCCATAAAACAAAGCATCCGAATTCTTTTGTCTGTTGATTTTTGTTCTTTGTTCATACTTACTAGTCTTTAATCCCCATTTCTTCATTGTTGAAAGGATGAGGAAAACAAACCTTTAAAACATCTTCTGGTGGTACAAACATTTTACCATGAAAATCTACTCCCCATTTCTTATAAAGGTAGTCTCGATTATCCTCATAAGTTCTCTTGTTCTGATCATAGAGTTCCTCATCAACTTTAATTGTCCGTGAACCATAATGATAAAATTTAGAAGATTCGGTTTTACCAGCCTTATTTCCAGATAAAAGAATCCTTGTGTGAAAGTCTGAATCCTCAAAATACCCAAGCTTTAACTTCTCATCAAACCATCCAACAGTATCTATTGTCTTTTGATTAACCATAAAGCACGAAAAGTGTGGATGTTCTGAGAAATCGGTGAGATTAGCACTCGTAGCAAGTGTTTGCTTATCAAGATGTTCAGCTGCAGACCAAAGGATAAATTCTTGGTGTTCTTCTGCAAAGCCAACAAGGTTATCTATTGCTTTTGGGTGAAAGACCAAATCATTATTGGCAACAATTACATAGTTGTTATCTTCTTTTAAAGCTGTTTTTATTCCCAGATTCCAAGCCATAGA